GGGGCTGCCGCACATCGGGCAGGGCTTAGGGTCTCTCATTTCTTGCCCCTTGCTCTGATTGCTGCGACAATTTCTCTTTTTTCATATGCCCATATTTTCGCTTCAAACATTTTTGTAATAGCCTCACGTTCATCTTGGCGCACTAGCTCGGCAAAGTCAGAAATGCGTAATAGATTGTCGTAAAAAACGCAAGGATCAAGCCCCGCTTGTTCAGCCAACTCTTTTAATCGTTCGTTCATAATCTGCCATCTTTCCACATATTGAACTGTCGGTTCATTACCATAATTTCTTCAGCTTGAAGCATGACCGTTTCAGCTAACGTTTTAATATCCTCCTGCAGTCGATGTATGTATTCGGCGGCCTCGGCCTGCTCGGCGCGGTTCATAACGTAGCCATGCTCTAGATTGCGTAATATTTTTTCAGGCGTTAATTTGCTCATATTTTTAATCCAAAAGGATTATGGGCGTGAACAATCATAAGATTGTCGCTTTCTGTCGGCACAACGACCTCTGAGCGCAGCGTAACAAACACCGCTGGCATTACGCTGCGCTTATCATCGCCACGCTTCTCAAGGCGTTTGCGGCGCTGCAAAGCACTTAAAAATCCGTAAACAGATGATGGATGCAGCCCTAGATGCTCGGCAATCTCGCGGGAAGTTTTAGGCGTAGCGCAAAAGCGCTCGATTGCGTCAAAAGTATCTTGGCGGCTCATTGCATCACCAAACTAAGCAGGGGAAAGAAACCAAATACCAACGCCAAACCAATTAACCCTAACACCCACGCAACTGGTGGTATGCGGTCATCAGGCCGTTTGTAATCGCGCATATGTCGAGTGGCGCGACCTGTCCAGTTTGGGTCGCTTAAATTTGTTTTGTTAGGCCAGTTACTCATTGCCATCCTCCTTGTTAACTACGATTTTTTCAACGTGATGCGCCTCGATCCACAAATCATAAACGTTGTTCGCGCTCATCAAAACATCAGCGCCATCGATGCGGATAACGTACTCGCCATGCCGATCGGTGGTCAAACGGCTTGCGTACTGCTCGACCAACTCCTTAACTTTTGCGTCTGTTAACTCCCAAGACAACTCGCGCAGCAGGGCGCGGTTGCCTACGTCTGTTAGTTTTAGTTTGGTTGATTTCATTATTCGTTTCCGTACATTTCAATAATGATTCGTTTAGCTTCTGCTTTCAATTCTTTGTTACTAATGCTTGAAAAGTCGATGCCCTCAATCATTAATTGACTGTGAACGTTTAAAGCATTGTTTTCCGACAAAACTGGAAACCATTTCATTAAATCTTTAGTTACTTTATTCATTTTCATTCTCCGGTAAGTTATCTGGTTGGGTTTGCTTTACTGCTAAAACAGATATTACATTACAAAATCACACAAAAGCACAAACATTTGATTTATTTTTTACCTAAACCAAGTTTAATAAAATACAAAATCTGGGCGCTCATCGAGCGAGTTTCCCTCTCACAGACCGCCTGCAACTCAAGTAAAACGCTCTCAGGCAAGCGTACCGTAACAAACTTTTCTTTATTTTCTTTCATTTCGCATTTCCGTAATGTGGGCTATCGCAGCGTTAGCACCTTTTGCCACAATAGCAGAATAACCAACACTTTGTAAGTATTCCATCATCGCCTTTTGCTCAAGGCTGACCTTGCCTGTGAGCGTTTTCATCTCAATAAACAAGCCCCACGCAGGAATAAACAAATCAGGCACTCCTGGCACAACTCCCTCGGCTTTAAGTCTGGCGCCTGTGGCGGCGCTGCGCTGCCCACCGTTTGGAATGGCGAAGATCAACACCTCGGGATAGGTGCGGCGCATGAACTGGATGACTAGCGATTGTTCGTAATGCTCGGAAAGAATAGTTGTTTTCATTTGTTAATCTCCGCAAAAGCAAGCAATGCCTTCTTCGTCTGGGTCAATTAGTGATAATTGATCAGCAGAAAACTGCACCATGCTAGCGTAGCCTGGGCGATCCTTGCGAAAAGTTGCACCGCTTGGCTTGGATGCCAATGCCAATGCCTCCATGTTTGCCCACCAAACCGCACGCTCTGGTTTTTCTGCAATAAGCGTTGCAACTTGATTCATTGGCTTCAAAAAACACAAGTCGCAGTTACCCGCCAAAGTTCTGCCTTTATACGTTGGCAACTCTAAATTAAACGGTTGAACCTCCCAAAAATTACTAATATCTTGCACACTTACTTTTGCAGTAAACAATGGAATCCTACGCTTGTCTGAAATTTTTACGGCGCGTCTAGCTTCGTCATAGCGAAGACCAATCCATGATGCGCCTTCTAATTCTGATTTAGTGCAATCATCAAACAATCCAGAATGTTTTAAAAAGCAGGCCATTGTTCTAATTTTTAATTCAGACGTGCAAAACCTTGTGACTGGGTTTGGCAAATATTGTCGCTTACGAATGATTGCCTCAAACGGTTCGCCATGTCTGGACGCCGTTTCATAAGTGACTTCTTTGTACCTTTGCGTTGGGTCTTCGTGGTCGCAATACTCAATCCAATGAATTTTTACGCCCCAATTAACCGAGCAATCGTTCACAAACTTTAAAGTGTTTTCTTCTTCTTTTCCTGTGTTGGCAAAGCACACAATGCCGTTGTCTGGCATCTTGCCGCCATGCGCTTGCAGCACTTGATACAACATATAAGCCGAGGTTCGCCCACCGCTAAAACTGATGCACGTTGGCTCTGTAATTTCGTATGGGTTCAAAAAGGACATTCTAATTCCCACTCATCGCAAGCCCCAGCTGTCGCTGCAAACTCCTCAGGCGGCGCGGATTTGTGAATCTCGCATTCTCCGTTATTGAGGTAAAAGGCGCAGTTGTGACAAACTTGTGGAGGGCGCTCCCGCATCCGATCTTCGTACTGAATCAGTAAAATCGGCTTCTTGTGTCGCATGGTCGTATTTCCTTTTCATAAGTGTAAAAAATTTACCGTCTTTTTTGTACTCGATGATCTCGGGCGGCCTTGCTTGGTTCATCGCTCGACTGACCGAATCTAGCCAGTTAGCATCAGAGTCGACAATCTGCATTGCACCCGACAACCTCGCCAATAGCATTAGCAGATTGTTTGCCTTTTGCCCTGCATACCCTTGATTCAGTACCGCTAGATATTCGGTAATTGGCGGGTCGCTCAAAGCCCCGTAATACGTCACAGACAGCATTTCGTTGCCCGAGGCTCTGCTTATATGCCTGCGCCATGTCCAAGACCGTACACGCATTTCTGTGCCATCCTTACCCATAATGTCATCGTCGTAGAGTTTGAGTTTTGGCGGCGCGGGTGGCGGGAAAGCAAAACCGCAGCCTGGGCACTCGCGCACGGACATATGCACAATCTCGGCACACTCGGGGCATAGTTTGATCGGTGCATCGCCCTCTTTGTCACCCTTTTTGCTTGGTGGCTTGACGTTGGTGATTGCACCATGGCGGCTCACATTACCCGCAAAATCTAATACCAGACAATCCTTGGCGGCAGACTTTGGGCGCATCCCGCGACCCGCCATCTGCACATACAGGCTGGCGCTCATGGTTGGGCGCAGCATACCGATCAGGTCAATATCGGGATAATCGAATCCGGTGGTCAGTACGTTAGCGTTGGTTAAGGCACGAATCTTGCCTGCTTTAAACTCGGTCAAGATGCGCTCGCGCTGCGCTTTGCTCATGTCACCCGTCACACAGGCGGCAGTCACGCCCTCGGCCTGCAAGATTGAAGCTACATTCTCGGCGTGTTTGACTCCCGCGCAAAAAATCAACCATGCGCGGCGACCCTCGGACAGGCTCATAATCTCCGACACGGCAGCAGTATTGTTTGCATCGGTATTGACCGCAGCCTGCAACTCCGACTCGATATACTCGCCACCCTTTTTATGTACGCTAGTAACGTCTAGGATCGCCTTGGTATGCTTTGATCGCAGCGGTGCTAGATAGCCTTGGAAGATCAATTGCTCGATGCTGACAGGCTCTATGAGGGCGTCAAAAATGGCAGGCTTGTCCGTGATTAAACCGTGACCGAGCCTGTAGGGAGTTGCGCTATACCCAACTATGCGAATATGAGGATTAATTACTGTAAGGTCTGCAATTAAACCCCTATAACCACCTTCTTCCTTGTGGGAAACGAGATGACATTCATCTATTAAAATGATATCGGTATGTCCAATTTGTTCTGCTTTTTTTCTGACAGACTGTATTCCCGCAAAAGTGATCGGATGACCTAATTCACGTTTGCCAATTCCCGCGCTATAAATACCTAACGGTGCGTTTGGCCAATGTAAGCACATTTTTTCTGCATTTTGCTCAATTAATTCTTTAACATGACTAAGCATTAATATTCTTGTTTCAGGCCATTCTTGTAAAGCGTTTTTGCAAAATTCTGCAATAACATGACTTTTCCCAGATCCAGTTGGCATAACAACGCATAAATGCCCTTGATTTTTTTTCATCCAAGCGTAAATCATTTCGATAGTTTGATTTTGATAATCGCGCAGTTTCATCAATAACTTACTCCTCGTTTGATGCGCCCAATGGTGCTTTGACTAACACCAAACAATGCAGCAATTTTTGATTGTGAAATTTGCATAAGTCTTATTTGTTGTG